AACGGTGACGAAACACTCGGCCTCATCACCGGCGGCCGGTACAGGATCGCCGCCGCGAACGAAAACGCCGGCCACGGCTGGTCACTCGATTTGGTCTGGCTCGATGAACTCTGGAACATCGGTCAGGCAATCGCGCAAGGTGTCCTACCGGCGCAACGCGCCCGGCCGAACCCTCAGACGTGGATCACGTCCACCGCCGGCACCGACGATTCGGAATGGCTGAAATCGTGGGTGGAGCTCGGCCGCGCCGGCGCGCCCGGTGTCTGCCTCATCGAATACGGCGCGCCGGACGACGCCGACCCGGCCGACCCGGCCACGTGGCGGTCGGCGAACCCGGCGTTAGGGCACACGCTCCGCGAGGCCGAACTCGCGGACGCGTTCCGAACAATGGAACTCGCAGAATTTGAACGGGCGCACCTGAACCGTTGGACAACCACCGCGACGCGTGCCCTACCGCCGGCATGGTGGGCAGCGGCGCGCGACACCGACGCCGCCGTGCCGGCCACCGTGGGACGCGTCGCCGTCGCGCTCGACCTCGACGTGAACCGAAACGCCGGTGCCGTCGCGCTCGCCGGCACCATCGGCGCCCGCACCGTCGCGGAGCTCGTGGACCACCGGCCCGGAACCGATTGGCTCGCCGCCCGCGCGCTGCAACTCTGGCGTGAATGGCGCCCGGCCGCCGTCTACCTCGACCCGTTCGGGCCGGCGAACACCGTCGCAGACGAGCTCGACCGCCTCCGCGTTCCCATCGTCCGCGTGAACGCCGGTCAACTCACCGCCGCGTGCGCCGGCCTGTACGACGACCTCCGCGACGACCGGTTCCGCCACCGCGGCCAACCCTTGCTCGACGCCGCCGTTGACGGTGCCGTCCGCCGCACCGTGCTCGACCGGTGGGCATTCTCCCGCGGGAACTCCGCCGCCGATATCTCACCGCTGAACGCGGTCACGCTCGCCCGGTTCGCGCTCTTGGACGCCCCGAAAGGCTCCACCGTGATCCGCACCGCACCGTAACTGTCTCACCCCCGGTCTACGATCCCGCCGCGGGAAGTCCGGCACCGGCCCGGCCCGACCCGGTAGGCACGGCCGTGGCCGGCCTCGCCGGAACGGGCCGGGCCGCCGCCCGCCTCGAGCTCGAGCTCGAGCTCGAGGCCGACACGGCCCGGCCCGAGCTCGAGCTCGAGCTCGAGGCCGACACGCTCCCGGTCTACGATTCCCGGCCGTGATCCAGCGACCCCACCGCGAACGACTGCACATCGCCCGCGTTCACGGTGCCGTCCAATCCGCCGTGACCCGCGGTGAACTGCCGCCGCTCGCCGCGGTCGCTTGTGAATGCGGCGCCGCCGCCGCCGCCTATCACCACGACGACTACGGCCGCCCTCTCGCCGTGCGCGCGCTCTGCAATCCGTGCCACCGCTCGTGGCACAAGCTGCACGGCGGCGCGCCGGTCCCGGCCGCGGAGGCCGAAAACCGGCGCGACCCCACGACCTGGGACGCCGTGGCCGTCGAGCGCGCGAACCGCGCTCTCGCCGCGGGTCGCTCATAGTTATGTAAAGCTGCGATAGCATCCCGCCGCGTGGGTCTGTTCCGTCGCCGTCCTGACCCGCCGGCCGCGCTCGGGCGCCCGGTGCTCGAGCTCGGTGCCGGCGCCGCGACCGACGCTCTGCTGCCGCCGGCCGCGCGTACGACGGTGACCACCGCGCCGCCCGGTGAGTCGATCATGCCGGCACTACCACCGACGCGGAACGAGGCCATGCAAGTTCCGGCCATTGCTCGAGGCCGGAACGTGCTCTGCGGCACCATCGGCGCGCTCCCGATCCGCGCCTACTCCACCGTCGGTGGGATCACCGGGGAGATTGACGGCCCGGCATGGCTCGACACGCCCGACCCGCGGTACTCGCGTGTTTGGCTACTCGCCCAAACCCTCGATGATCTAATTTTTCACGCCCGCGCCTATTGGCTTGTCGCCGGCCGGTTCGCGACCGGGTTCCCGGCCGGGTTCCACTACGTGGAGCACTCGCGTGTCGGCTGGTCAAACGCTCATGGCGACACCTACCGGTACGGCATCCCGCCGGAGCTCGATAGCACGTGGGTGCTGACCGTCGACGGACGGCCGGTCGCTGACCGCGACGTGGTCCGGTTCGACGCGTTCACCGGGACCGGGATGCTCGAATACGGCGCCCGCGAGATTCGCGCCGCGCTCGCCCTCTCAGACGCGGCGCGCCGGTTCGCGTCGGTGGAGCTCCCGGTCGGTGTGCTCCAGGACCTCGGGCCGGGCATGGACGACGACGAGATAGACGCGACGTTGTCGCGGTGGGAACAGGCACGCCGCACCCGTACCACCGCGTATCTCGGTTCGTCATTCAAATACGACGCCGCGACCGCGCTCGACCCCACGAAGCTGCAACTGATCGAAGCACGCCAGCAATCCGCGGTGGAATGCGCCCGGCTCCTGAATCTCCCGGCGCAGTACGTGTCGGCGCCGATGGGTGCCGGGAACATCACCTATCAGAACGTCGAAAGTATGCGCCGCGAGCTGATCGACGTCGCGTGTGGTCCGTGGATCGCCGGCATCGAACAACGTCTGAGCATGAATGACGTAACCCCACGCGGCCAACAACTCCGGTTCGATATTGACGCGTTCACGCGTTCCACGAGCAACGACCGGTGGTCGTCCTACGCGACCGCGTTCAACATCATGGACCCGGCGACCGGTGAACGTGCTCTGACCATCGCGGAGATTCGCGACCGCGAACAATTCACGCCGCCGGGCGCACAAGCTGCGCCACAAGTCCCCTCAGATGCCCGGTCGCTGACGCCGGCGCCGGTTCCGGCGGCTACGCCGTGACCGCCACGCTGCGCCGGTACCGGGCCGTACAGACCGCCGGTCTCGGGATGCTGCTGCTCGAGGCCACGGAGGCACCACGGAAGGTTCCCGGCGGTGGCCGCATCATCGCCGGCCCGATCATGCCGTGGGACACGCCCGGACGCCCGACCGGCTACCCCGGCCTCGTCAGGTTCCTCCGCGGGTCGCTCGACCTCGAATCCGTCGCCGGTGGACCGCTGCTCCTCGACCACGATCCGCGCCGCCCCATCGGCCGCCCCACCGGTCTGATCGACCGGCCGTCCGACCTCGCCGCCGCGTACAACGTGGCGCCGACCCCGACCGGGGACGACGCCCTGGCGCTCGTCGCCGCCGGCGTCCGCACCGGGTTCTCCGTCGGTGCCGTCGTCGACGCGTACGACCTCGGAGACGAGGACCCGGCCACCGGCATCCCGGAACTCATCGTGACCGCCGGCCACGTCCGCGAAACCAGCTTGTTGACATTCCCCGCCTACGCGACCGCGCGGGCGCACATGCTCACTGATCCCGAAGGGGAAAACCATGAACCGTGAACCGCTCGAGCTCGCCGCCGAAGAAACCGCGCCGCACGCGGTGACATTCTCGGAGGCCGGTGGCATTCCCGTCGCGACGGTGAACGCGGAGACCACCCCACCGGCGCCCGCCGTGGCGCCCTCGAGCTCGAGCTCGAGCATCCCGCCGCCCGCCGCGCCGGCGCCCGTCCTGACACCGGAGCTCGTGGCGCAAGTCGCCGCCGCGCTCACCGCGCAAGGGCCGGCCGCGTCGCCGCCGGCGGTGCCCGCCGCGGTCATCCACGCGGAAGGCCTCGACTACCTCCGGCCGAACGCGCCGGCATCATTCATCCGTGACGGATTCGCGTGGCGCGAATCCCACGACGTGGACGCCCGCGACCGCCTCGCCAGGTTCTCCCGGATGGTCGAAGCTGGCGCACTCCACGCCGGCGCACCGATGGCCAACCCGGCCATTTCCGCCGCGCTGCTCGAGGCCGCGAACGAACCGACCCGCGCCGGGCAACCGTCACTCATTCCGCCCGGCTACCGGCCCGACCTGTACGTCGATCAAATCGCGTACCCGCGCCCACTCGTGGAGGCCGTCGCTCAGGCTCCCATCTCGGACGCCACGCCGTTCTCGGTGCCGCGGTTCATTTCCGCCACCGGCATGAGTAGCGACGTGGCGGTAGAAGGGACGAACCCGGCCGCCGGCGTTCTCGCCACGGAGCTCGTGACCGTCACCCCGAAGGCCGTGTCCGGCATCTACGACGCGTCGCGTGAGCTCGTGGATTCGTCCGGCGGTGGCGTCGCGATCGACACCATTGCCCTCGCCGCAATGCGAGAGTCGTGGTCGCAGCAAACGGAGGCACGCCTCGCGGTGGAGCTCAAAGCCGCGGGGAACGGCACCGACGTGCCGCTCGGCGCGTCACCTACCGCCGTCGCCGCCCTCGCCGCCATCACGAAAGAAATCGTCGCGCTTGCGAACCGGCGGAAGGCCGCCCCGACCCGCGTCCTGTCCGACGCCCTCGCGTACTCAGTGCTGGTCTCGGACAACGCGTCGGACGGCCGGCCGCTGCTGCCGTGGTCCGCGTACACGACGGTGAACGTCGCCGGACGAACCGAAAGCATCCTCGGCGCGAACATCATGGGAGTGGGCACGGAGCTCGCGTGGGCACTCTCGCTCGCCATCGTGATCCTGGAGCGCGGTTCGGTCTACAACTTCGAATCGCCGGCGCAGACGTTCACGTTCCCGGAAGTGGTCGGACCCGCACAAATCCGGTTCGCGATTTTCGGATATCAGGCATGCCGGGTTCTCCGCCCGGCTGGCGTGTCGCGCCTCACGTACACCGGGACGCCGTCCGGGCTCGAAGGCTCGAGCCTCCTGGCCGACCTCGAGGCCGACGACGCGCACCGCGCGGAGCTCGAGGCCGCGAACACCGCCGGCGACGGTGACGGTGACGAGGCCGACAAGCCGGCCCGGCGCAAGTAGCGGCCGGGTACCGGTGGCCGATGGTCGGGACGCCGTAGCTCACGCGGTCGGGTCATGGATTGACCCGGCCGCGGTAGCGCGCGCGCTCGGCGCACCGGAGAAAGCCGCCGACCCGGACCTTGTCGACGCTTGCGACGCGGCCGGCGCAATGGTCGCCACGTGGCGTTCGGACCTCATCTCGCCGGATGATCCGACCGTGTTCGAACCGACGCCGGACGTGGACCGCGGTGCCGTGATCCTCGCCGTCGACCTGTACCGCCGGCCGAACACCTACGGCGGCGCCGGCGCCGCGTTCGGGGACCTCGGTTCCCTCGGCCTCGTGCCCGGCGTGGACGCCATGACGGAACGGCTCCTAGGCATCGGCCGGTACCGGCGCGGTGGCCGGCTCGGATGACCGTCGACGCTCTGACCGTAGAGCTCGGTGAACTCGTCGCCGCCGCCACGGAACTCCCGACCTCAATCGACCCGGTGCGGCCGCCGTCGGTGCCGGGCTGTTTCGTGGGTCCGCCGTCGATCACGCCGGACACGGAGACCGGCGGCCGGCTACTCGTCGCGCAATGGGAAGTGGGCACGGTGACCGGTGCCGATACCGGCGCGTGGGAGGCCGCCGCCGCCGCCGGTGAACATATCG